AACTCGCCGGTGATCGTGTACTCGTCTAGGGCGGCCTCAACGGCGAGGACGGATTGAGCGATGTACATCCGAAGATGCGGGTCGATGGTCTCGTCGGAAGTGACAAGGTCTCTTACCTGCTGGAGAAGCGCGCGTACTGATTCGATCCGGTGCTCGTCAGTCGTTGGCTGAACTGCCGTTCGTTCGATCGCGAGTTGGAGAAGTGCGAGATCGGAAGGCTCGAGCGCCGCGTACTGATCCTGGTACGCGGTCATCTTGTCCAGGTACTTGTCGGCGTGCTGCTGAAGAATATTGCGCAGTGTAGGCAACAACTGCAAGTACGGCGCCACCGTCGCACCCATCAGCTGCAGAGCTTCAAGCTCTCCCTGCAAGGCGCGCGTTGCCTCGTACAACGGCGCGAACGGCCGACCGGATTGGTGCTTTGGATCGGCCGTGAAGAAGTCGTAGAGAAACTGGGCAGGGCTCGCCATACGGGCAATCGTAACGATCCAGGCCGCCTGTTTGTCCTGCGCATCCTCCTGGCGTCATGCTCAGCACCATCCACCTCGTTCGTGGAAGGCGGAGGTGACTGGAGCCCAGCACCGACACTGCCGGGATGACGAATAACCGGCCACCGAATAAGGGTGGTTAATAACCTGGCGCGCGTTCATGGGTTGGGCGCTGAGCCGTGGGGATACCCCGGCACGGAGGTAGTCGTGACGATCCCAGCGAATGCGAACGGGCACCGGCGCAGGCAGGTGCGGATCCGAGTGCTCGCTGAGGAGCACACCTGCGCGCTGTGCGACCTGCCCGTGGATAAGACGTTGGGGATGCTCCGGGGGAGGCATGGGAAGCGATGCCCCGGGGGAGGGTGTACCGGGTGTATCCCGGACCCGATGCGGGCCGAGGTGGACGAGGACGTCCCGAGGTCGCGTGGCGGATCCGCTCTCGACCGATCGAACTGCCGCCTCATGCACCGCAAGTGCAACAGCTGGAAGGGCACCAGGACGCTCGCGGAGGCACGCGCCCAGTACGCCGCTGAGACCGCGTTGGCGCACGCGAGACGGATCACAACGCTCGTGAAGTGGTGACCGCCCCCCGCGGGACGCGCAAGAGCCGCATACGAAGCCACAACGCATCGCAACGACGAGGGCACACAGCGAGGAGAGCGCAAGGGGGTGCACCCCCTCCCTCCCCGGGTGAAGGCCACCCCGGAGGACAGGGCCGATCTCTCCCCGGTCGTTTCCCACTGAGCAGGGGGTGCAGGCATGGCCCGTTCGAAGGCGTCTCTGCACGCTCTGGGGACGACCGATCCCGCGGTTTCTCGCGGGCGGCGGGTCTACTCGGACGCGTTCAAGGCTGATGCGGTGGCGCGGGCGCGCGCTGCTCAGTCGATTGCGCAGGTGGCGCGTGAGCTTGGCGTCGCGCGGAACACACTGACGTCGTGGATGGAGGCGGCCGCGCCCGTCCCGGTCGGGTTGGCTGAGGCGGTGCGTTCGGGGGACCGGAAGGCGTACCTCGAGGCGATGCGAGACGAGCTCGCGGAGAAGATCGCTGGGGGTGTTTCGGCGAAGGACTTGTCGCCGCTGGCTCGTCTGCTCGACGACTTCATGAGGCAGCTCGACGAGATCGCGGCGCGGGAGGCCGAGGGGGCTGCTGATGCCGACGACGCACCCGACGAAGACCTCGACCCGGACTCTCTCTGAGGTCGCGAAGTACCTCGTCGTCCCGTCGGGGATCGTCAAGACCGGATATCCGGCCGTGGCGGCGCAGTGCCGCAAGATGGGCGTGATTCACGACGACTGGCAGCAGGGCCTGGGCCGCGCGGTGCTCGCGAAGCGGGAGACGGGCCTGTACGCGGCCGGCATCGGCGGGGTGTACCTGTCGTCTTGCCGTCAGGTCGGCAAGACGTTCACGTTCGGGACGATGATCTTCGCCCTGTGCATCCTCACGAGGCGCACGAAGGCGCTGTGGACGTCGCACCATTCGAAGACCACGGACGAGACGTTCGAGGCGCTGGCTGGGCTCGCGCAGCGGCCGCAGATCAAGCCGTTCATCCGCAAGGTGATCTCCGGTAACGGCAAGCAGCAGATCATCTTCACCAACGGCTCCCGGATCCTGTTCGGCGCCCGCGAGCACGGGTTCGGCCGCGGTGTCCCGGGGGTCACGATCGTCGTGTTCGACGAGGCGCAGATCCTCAAGCAGTCGGCGCTGAACGACATGATCCCGGCGGCCAACACGGTCCGGAACCCGCTGATCATCTACATGGGCACGCCACCCGATCCGAAGGACCCGGCAGAGGTGTTCAAGGGCGCCCGCCGTGAAGCGCGGGCGATCCTGAAGGCACGCCAGGCCGGCGTCGAGGTCGAGTCCGACGAGCTGTGGGTGGAGATCGGCGCCGACGACGGCGCGGATCCCGACGACGAGCTGCAGCGCCGAAAGGGAAACCCGTCGTACCCACGGCGCACACCCCGCGAGTCGATCCTGCGGCTGCGCAAGCAGCTCCGCGACGACAAGGCGTTCATCCGCGAGGGCATGGGCGTGTGGGATTCCGACGACGACGGATACCGGCACATCACCGCCGAGGAGTGGACGGCGACCGAAGTGCAGTCGGTGCCAGATGAGGGGCTGCGCGCGTTGGGCGTCGCGTTCTCCCTGGATGGTTCCCGCGTTTCGGTCGGCGGTGCCCTCAAGCACGAGACCGGGCAGCACGTCGAGCTCATCGCCGCGCACGACGCGATCACGGAGGACGGCATCGGACCTCTGGCGGATTGGATCGCCGACCGGTGGCGGACGCTCGCCACGGTGGTCATATCGGGCCGCGCCGGCGCCGACGCGCTCGCGCTCGCGCTGCGGGAGCGGAAGGTGCCGAAGACCGTCGTGCACATCGCGGCGACCCCGGAGTACCTCGCGGCGTGCTCGATGCTGCCCGACGCGATCCGCGGTCGCACGGTGACCCATCCGGCCGCCGGCGACGGTGACGTGCTGGACGCGTCGGTCGCGATCTCGGACAAGAAGCAGCGCGGAACCTCGGGTGCGTGGGGCTGGGCCGCCACGACCGAGGACGGCGACGAGACACCGATGGAAGCGATCAGCCTCGCTCTGTGGGGCGTACGCACCACGAAGCGCCGACCAGGACGAAAGCAGGTGACCCTATGAGCGAGCTCGTCCCGATCACACTGCCGTCGTGGATCTCGGGCGTCGATGACGTCGAGTTCGACATCATCAAGAGCCTGCTGAACACCTGGCACCGCAAGTACGAGCGCAATCTCCTGCGGTCCGTGTACTTCGACGGCCAGATGCCGCTGAAGCCGACGGGGAACATCCCGGCGGAGTCGATGGCGAAGATCAAGGCGGTGCTGGACTGGCCGGAGAAGGCGGTCACGGCGCTCGCCGAACGGTCGGTGTTCGAGGGGTTCGTTTCACCCGGCGACGTGCAGGATCCGTTCGCCCTGGCGGGGGTCCTCGACGAGAACCGGTTCGACCTGGAGCTGCCGCAGGTGATCACCTCGGCGTACAAGCACTCGTGCGCGTTCATCACGACGGCGCTCGGCGACGTCCAGGCGGGCGAGCCTGAGGTCGTCATCATGGGCCGTGAGGCGATGTGGTCGTCGGCGCTGTGGGACGAGCGACGCCGGGTGGTGTCGGCGGCGCTCACGGTGACGGCGACCGATGACCAGGGGCGGCCGACAGCGGTAGATGTGTGGCTGCCGTTCGTGGTGCTGCGCCTGTCCCGCTCTGCGGGGTCCGTGTCGGTGTGGAGGGCGGAGCGTCTTCCGAACCCGCTCGGCGAGGTGCTGGTCGAGCCGCTGACGTACGACCCGCAGCTGACCCGCCCGTTCGGCCGGTCGCGGATCTCGCGCGCGGTGATGAACATCACTGACCGCGGCCTGATCACGATCGTGCGCGGCGAGATCGCCTCCGACTTCTATGCTGCCCCGCGCATGGCTGCGCTCGGCGCGTCCGAGGACGCGTTCAAGAAGGGCAAGTGGCAGGCGGCGATTGACCGGTGGTTCGCGATCACCCGCGACGAGAACGGCGACCTGCCCCAGGTGCAGCAGTTCCCGCAGATGACGATGCAGCCGCTTGCGGACCAGTACCGGATGATCGCGACGCAGTTCTCCGGAGCGACGGGCGTCCCCGTGTCGAGCCTCGGCATCATCACGGACAATCCGCCGTCGGCGGAGGCCCTGTATGCGGACGACCGGCGCCTGGTGGGCACGGCCCGCCGGCAGAACCGGTTCCTCGCGTCGTCGTTGAAGCGTGTGGCGCAGAAGACGATCCGGCTCCGCGATGGCGGTGTCGTCACGGGCGAGATGCGGAAGATCGACGTCGCATGGGCGAACCCGGCATTCACGTCGCCGACGACCGCGGCCGCCGCGCTGCAGCAGCTGTCCGGCGTGTTCCCGTGGCTGAGCGAGTCCGAGGTCGCGCTGGAGTTCGCGGGGTTCTCGCACGCCGAGATCACCCGCCTGCTCGCCGACAAGAAGCGCGCCGACGCGCGTGCGTTCGCGCAGGCACTTCGTCCCGCCGCCCCGCAAGACAGCCCCGCCAGCACACCGGTCGCACCGACGCCCGCCGTGCCGGCGGCCTCGTCGGGCGGTGACGCGGCGGAGCTGAAGGCGAAGTTCGACGCGCTCGGCGTCGCGATCCGCGCCGGTGTCGACCCGGAGTCGGCCGCCGCACAGATCGGCCTTGCGGGAATCACCTTCACCGGTGCGACGCCGGTGGCGCTGCGTCTGCCGAAGGACGACGCGAGCGATCTCGAAGCGAGGTGACCTGGTGCTGCTCTCGGACGTCGACGAGCACCGCGCGCTGCTCAACGAAATCGGGCAGCGCGCGGTGACCGACATCACGAACTACGCCGCGACACTCGCGAGCGAGTCGCCGGAGTCGGTCGCCGCGCAGGTGCGTGAAGCCGCACCATCGACGATCGAGCTGTACGGGCCGGTCGCGGGCGAGAGCGCGGCCCTGTTCTACGAGACGCAGCGGCCGCGCCCCGGGTTCAGCGCGGCCGTCGCGGCCCCGTCGATCGGGGAGCAGCTCACTAGCGACCTGTCCTGGGCGATGCTGCCGCTGTTCACCCCGGACGCCTTCGACGCCCCCGCCGAGGCGTTCCTGTCCCGCCTCGGCGGCGTCGTACAGCAGCACGTCGCCGCATCGGACCGGGAAACGATGACGCAGGCGTCCGCCGCGGACCCGCTCTCGCAGGGCATCCGCCGGTTCGCACGGTCCGGCGCGTGCGGGTTCTGCGCCTACCTCTCCACGGTCGAAGCCACCGCCTACGACTGGTCCGAATGGCACAAGCACTGCACCTGCGTGAACGTCCCCTGGTGGCACGACAACCCGCTCCCGGCCAACCCGGACGAAGCACGGTGGTCGAGGGCCGCGGACGCCGCCCGCACGGAGCTGCTCCGGCAGCAGACGGAGCTGAAGCCGGCCGACATGCGGTGGCGCAACTTCTTCACCCTGCACCCGGAGCTTGCCATCACCCCGAAGAACATCGTGCGCCTGATGCGCACCGATCTCGGCCTGGCGCACTGAACTTCCCGTCCAGCGATTGGGCGGGCCGCGCGGCGCGATGCCGCTGAACGAAGGAGAAACGCATGACCAGCACCGACCAGGGCACCCCCGCGACCCCCGCCACACCGGCCCCGACCGCACCCGCCGCGACCGCCACCGCGTCGCAGACGTCGCCCGCCGAGGCGGCACCGGCTGCGACGGAACCGCTCGGCGCCGGCGGGATCGCGGCGCTGAAGTCCGAGCGCGAAGCTCGGGAAGCAGCAGAGAAGGCGCTCGCCGCCGCGAACGCGAAAGTCCAGGAGTACGAGGACCGCGACAAGACCGAGGCTCAGAGGGCCGCGGACGCGCTCGCCGCCGCGAACCAGCGGATCGCGCAGCTCGAGATCGCGGAGGCCCGGGCGACCGTCGCCGCCGCGAAGGGCGTGCCCGCGAACCTGCTGACCGGCAGCACCCAGGCGGAGCTGGAGGCGTCCGCGGACGCCCTCCTCGCATTCAAGGGGACGGCCCCGTCCGGCCCCATCGTCACGTCCCAGGGGACCACGCCCCAGACCGGCCCCGAGCCGACCGACTTCCTGCGTGCGTCCCTGCAGCGGTAACCGACTCTCTCGAAAGGAGAACCAGCCATGGCTGGATACAACGAAGCAGTGAACCGGACGGGCGCGGGTGCGCTCGTCCCGATCGAGCACGCGAAGGAGATCATCCAGGAGGCCCCGAAGGACTCCGCGGCGCTGTCTCTGATGAAGCGCGTGCCCATGTCGTCGAAGACGAAGTCCCAGCCCGTCCTGTCGGTCCTGCCGCAGGCGTACTGGGTCAACGGCGACTCCGGCATGAAGCAGACCACCAAGCAGGAGTGGAAGAACCAGGTCATCACGGCCGAGGAGCTCGCCGCGATCGTCGTGATCCCGGACGCGCTGTTCGACGACGCGGAGATCCCGCTGTGGCCCGAGGTTCAGCCGTACCTGCGTCAGGCGCTCGGCCAGGCCATCGACGCGGCCACGCTGTTCGGCTCCCAGAAGCCGGCGTCGTGGACGACCCCCGCGGTCGTGCCCGGCGCGATCGCCGCCGGCAACGTCGTCGCCGTCGGCACCGGCAAGGACATCGGCGTCGACGTCGCATCCCTCGCCGAGAAGGTCGCCCTGGACGGCTACAGCGTGAACGGGTTCGCGTCGCGTCCCGGCCTGCAGTGGTCCCTGCGCGGCGTCCGCTCCACCGACGGCGTCCCGATCTACGGGCAGCTCGTCGGCGACAACGGCGGCCCCGGCCTGTACGGCTACCCGCTGAACGAGGTCGACAACGGCGCGTTCGACACGACGACGGCGCAGCTGATCGCGGCCGACTGGAGCAAGTTCGTCATCGGCGTCCGCCAGGACATCACGTACGACATCTTCAAGGAGGGCGTGATCTCCGACGACACCGGCAAGGTCATCGTGAACCTGATGCAGCAGGACTCCAAGGCCCTGCGCGTCGTGTTCCGTGTCGGCTACGTCGGCGCGAACCCGATCACCGCGCTCAACGCGAACGACGCCACCCGGTTCCCCGCCGGCGTCCTCACCCCGGCGGTGCCGTGATGATCCTCGGCAAGCCGGACGTCGACAAGCGCGTCGAGGGCGAGTTCCCGCCCGCCGTGATCACGACCCTCCGCGAAGCCGGATGGGTCGACATCGAAGACCTCGAGGTCGCCGACCTCGCCCAGGCTGCGGGATCCGCGGGCGAGGAGGGCGCCGAGCCCACCCCGCCCGCGGGCAACGCGTCCCGCGAGGAGTGGGTGGCGTTCGCCGCCACGCTCGGCATCACCGTCGAGGACTCCACCAAGCGCGACGAGATCCGCGCGCTCGTCGAGCAGCTGCTCGACCAGAACGACGACGAGGACGACTCGGACGACGAGTCCGAGTGACCCGGAAAGGGGGTGCGCTGTGGCTGAGCCCTTCGCCGATGAGGACTACTTCACGGAGAACTTCGGCGCACCCCCAGCCCGGATCGCCGATCGGCTGGGCAAGGAACTCGCGCGTGCGTCCCGATACGTGCGCTCCGAGTGCCCCGGGATCGACGCCCGAATCGCGCTGTACGCGACCGACCCGGCCGCGGACGGCGCACTGGACCCGGACCTCGCCGCGGACGTCGTCTGCGAGATGGTCATCACCGCGGCGTCGTCCCCGGCAGGCCCCGGGATCGCGTCCACGCAGATGGGCGCTGGGCCGTTCCAGGAAACGACCCAGTACGTGAACCCGGTCGGCGACCTGTACTTCTCCAAGAAGCAGAAGAAGCTCCTCGGATGCGGCGGCCAGGTCGCATTCACCATCCCGATGACGAACGACGCCGACTACACGCCCCCGTGGGGTGCGCCGTGATCGGCGAGACCGTCATCGTCGAGACGGAGATCGAAGTCGGGCTGAACGGCCACAACCAGCCGATCCTCGAATGGCACGCCGTGAACGTCGACGACGTCCTCGTCGCACCAGGCGCCCGCACCGACATCCCCGACACGGCCCGCCCTGCCGGGACAGTCGTGGCGTGGAGCCTGTACTTCCCGAAGACGTTCACGGGCAGCCTGCGCGGTGCCCGCATCCGGATCCGCGGCGGCGAACCCTGCGACGTCATCGGCGACCCTCAGCCATACCCCCTCGCGAACACCCCGACCCGATGGCACATGCCGGTCGAGGTGTCCCGAGCAGACGGATAGGAGCACGCCCATGCAGGTGAACCGCGTCCGACTGAAGCTCGGCAGCATCAACAAGATCCTGCACGCCGCCCAGCCGCAGGTCGACAAGGTCGGCCGGGCGATGGCCGCCGACGCCGGTGACGGGTTCGCGTACGAGGGCCGCAAGCCGCACCGGTGGACAGCACGCGGGTTCGTGCAGACGTCGTCCGCTGCCGGCGCCCGCCGGCAGGCGAAGAACGCCGTGCTCGAGCGGGTGGTCGCGGCGAGGCGGTCATGAACTTCCCCGACGTGGAGAAGATGGTCATCGGGTTCCTGCAGTCGCGGGTGACGGTCCCGATCCGCACTACCGTCCCGAAGACCCGCCCGACGAAGTTCCTGCGCATCTACGCGAACGGGGGCGCCGCACAGAACCGGATCGTCGAGCGCGCACTCATCACGGTCGACGCATGGGCGTCGGACTCCGTCGAGGCACACGACCTCGCCCAGGTCGCCCGCCACGCGTTCCTGAACGAAGCGACCGGGATGCCGCTGGTGCGCCGGGTCGAGGAGCAGACCCGGCCGTACTCCACCCCGGACCCAGACTCGGGCACGCCGATCTACCGGTTCAGCGTCATGCTCACCGTCCGCGCGTCCCGCCACTGACCTGCCCCACCCCGGGGCGAACCGCCGGCCATGCCCGGCTTCCACAGGAAGAGAGAACACACCATGGCCGTCAACAGCGACCTCGCGCGGATCTTCGGATCCGACAACGACTCGATCAGCCTCGCCCCCAAGGGCACCACACTCCCCGACGGGCTCGGCGCGCTCGGCGCCGGCTTCGAGGACGTCGGCTGGATCAACACCGACACGGGCGTCACCGAGACCCTCCTCGGCTCGCAGAACTTCATCCGCGGCCACCAGGGCAACGGCATCGTCCGCTCCCTGATCAGCGAGCCCGGCACCCAGTTCCAGTTCGTCGCGCTCGAGTCGAAGCAGATGACGAATGAGCTGCGCTACGACGTGAAGTCGTCCACCGTCGACGCCGGGGTGCGCAAGACCGTCCGCGGCTCCGGGCAGAAGATCAAGGTCCGCTCCGCGGTGATCGACCTGTTCGACATCGACGACGAGCTGATCCAGGTGCGGTTCTGCATCGCCCGGCTCGAGATCGTCCCCAACGGCGACCGCGTGTTCATCAACAGCGACATCGCCGCGTACCCGTTCATCGGCACGGTCGTCGGCGACATCGTCGTCTACGAGACCGACCTCGAGACCGTCGAGCCGTAGCCCAGACCAGCCGTGCCGGTGATCGTCCCTCACCGGCACGGCTGCTCCACATCCAGGGACGAGCAGAAGGGACGACACCATGACCGAACCGGCAATGACCCCCACCCCGCGCCGCAAGCCGCAGGACCGCAAACCGAAGGCGACCGAGGCGGAATCGAACCGCACCGTCACCGTGCAGGGCATCGAGGTCACCGTGAACCTCGACCTGCTGCGCTCGCCGCGCACGCTCGACGACATCGGTGTGATCCAGGAGGCGTCCGAGCGCCAGGACGACAAGGAGCTGCTCGGTGAGGCCGCGCTGCGCCTTCCCGGGCTGCTGCGCCGGCTGATCGGGCTTCCCGGGTCGCGGCAGATGCACGCCGCGCTGGAGAAGAAGCACGGCACCGCGTACGGGCTGCAGCACGTCACCGAGTTCCTCGTCGATCTGATCAAGGCCGCAGCCCCAAACTCCTGACGCTCGCAACCGCGCTCCGGCACCACCGGGGCGCGTTGCGGGCGTCCCTGAGTAGCGAGTACCAGATCGAGCTCGCCGAGTTGCTCACCGATCCTGACGCCGTCGACTGGGACGCCATCGCCGACAAGGTCGCGTGGCTGCCTCCCGGTTCGGCGCTGTGGCGGTCGATAGGTGGGCCGGCGGCGCTGTCCATGGAGACGACCGCCCTACTGCAGGTCGAGTTCCGGCTGCGGGTTCTGGACTGGCGCATGCGCGGGTCCAAGGGCACGCAGCCGAAGCCACCGGCCCCGCCGGAATGGGCGCACGGCCGTGCCGCCCGGGAGGGCCGTGCGGCACGCAAGGCGGAGGCATTCCTGCGCCGCCAGTAGGGGGTGCTCATGTCCGACGCCATCGAGGTCGCGAATGCGTACGTCGCGCTGCTCGTGAAGATGCCGGGCGCGAAGTCCGAGATCGAGAAGGAGCTCGGCGCGGTCGACGCGGAAGGAGCCGGTCGCAAGATCGGCCGATCCGCGTCGGACGGCGCCGGGAAGGGCTTCGCGCTCGGCGGCGCGATCGCGGGGATCACCGCAACCCTCGCTTCCGGCATCGCGGACTCCATCGGCGGCCTGGTCTCCGAGGCCGTGCAGGCATCGGACGCGACCGACAAGTTCAAGAAGACGCTCGACTTCGCAGGCATCGACAACTCGACGATCGCGACCCTCACCGACCAGACGCAGGCATACGCGGACGCAACCGTCTACGACATCGGCACGATCCAGAACACGGTCGCGCAGCTCGCCGCGAACGGCGTCGCCAATTACGAACAGCTCGCCGAAGCGTCCGGCAACCTGAACGCCGTCGCCGGCGGCAACGCGGACACCTTCAAGTCCGTGTCGATGATGCTGACCCAGACGGCCGGCGCGGGCAAGCTCACCACCGAGAACTGGAACCAGCTCGCCGACGCGATCCCCGGCGCGTCCGGGATCCTGCAGAAGGCGCTCCTCGACGCGGGCGCGTACACGGGCAACTTCCGTGACGCGATGGAGAAGGGCGAGATCACCGCGGACGAGTTCAACGCGGCGATCATGCAGGTCGGTTCCACGCCGATCGCGGTCGAGGCGGCGAAGTCGACGACCACGTTCGAGGGCGCTCTCGGGTCGCTGCAGGCCACGATCGTCGGCGGCCTCGCCGGCGCACTGACGGCGGTCAAGCCGCTGCTCACCGGCCTGATCACCGGGTTCGGCGACGTGCTGCAGCACGTGTTCGACTTTATCGGCGCGTTCTCGCAGGGCATCGACCTGGGCATGTTCGCCGAGCTGCTCGGGTACATGTCCCCGCTAGGCGTGGCGTTCAAGCTGCTCGAGCCCATGCTGCCGCTTCTCGGCGCTGCATTCCAGCAGATCGCCCAGGTGCTCGGCGGGGTGCTCGCCGCGGTGCTTCCCGTGCTCGCGCAGGCATTCACGATCCTCGGTAACACGCTCGCGAACATCGTCTCCCGGGTGCTGCCGGTACTCCTGCCTATGATCGTGCAGCTCGCGCAACTGTTCGGGTCGGTGCTCGCTCAGGTGTTGCCGATGCTGATCCCGATCATCAGCCAGCTCGCGACGGTGTTCGTGCAGGTGCTGGTCGCGGTGATGCCGATCGTCCAGGCCCTGCTGGGTGCGCTGATGCCGATCTTCGAGGCGCTCGCCCCGCTGATCGTCACCATCCTGAACGCGTTCCTGCCGCTGATCTCGGCGCTGGTCGACGCGCTCGCACCGATCCTGACAACCGTCGCCGACATCATCGCCGCCGTGCTCGTGCCCGTGCTGAACACGATCGTGCAGGTCGTCCAGTGGCTCGCCTCGGTGATCACCTGGTTCGTCACAGAGATCGTGGTGCCGTTCTTCCAGAACGTCCTGATCCCCGCGATCAGCGGGGCAGGGCAGGCGTTCCAGGACGTGTTCGGCGGACTCGGCGACTTCTTCGCCGGGATCTGGCAGGGCATCTCCGACGGCTTCACCGGGTTCATCAACTTCATCATCGACGGGATCAACGGGTTCCTTGGCGGGCTGAACGAGGTCGGCAACTTCATCTCCGACGCAACCGGCGGCGCGATCGACTTCAACATCGGGTCGATCCCGCACCTCGCCAACGGCGGCATCGTGTCCGGCTCCTCCGGCGGCACCCTTGCCCTGCTCGGCGAGGCAGGCCCAGGCCGGGACGAGGCGGTCGTGCCGCTGCCACCCGACTGGCGTCAGAACGGCATCGGCGGTGGTGGGAACACGATCAACGTCTTCCCGACGCCCGGTATGGACGAGTACACCGTTGCGAAGATCGCGGCCCGCGAAGCCAACACCCAGTGGAGGTGACCGATGGAGGTTCGCGTCGCAGGGCTCGTGTTCCGAGACTGGCCGGACGACTACGAGGATTGCCTCCTCATCGACCGGAACGGGTTCAAGGGGTGGCGTGGAGGCGACCAGCGTCGGGAAGAGATCGCCCGTCCCGGCGCGCACGGCGCCTTCACGCTCCCGGGGTACCAGGTGCAGAAGACGATCACCCTCGACGGCACGATCATCGCCCCCACCCCAGAGATCCTCACCGTGCGAAAGAACACGGTCACCGGGGCGCTCGCCAACGGCGATTCCGCGCGGATGCTCGTGGACGACCAAGGCGAAGTCACCTGGCGTGACGTGCAGGTCGTGACCGTGAAGGACCCCGAGGATCTCGACGACGTCACCGCCCGGTTCGCACTCACGTTCTGGGCCGCGAACCCACGCCGATACGGCACCGAGCGGACGTTCGCGGCCGGCGAGCAGGTGTTCCACCGCGGCAACTTCGCCGCCGACCCGGTGATCGAGGTGACCGGCCCGCGCGCCGGCTACACGATCAGCACCGACACCGGCAAGAGCATCACGATCGGTCAGGCCCTCGCGACGGGGCAGAAGCACCGGATCGAGATGCGCACCGGCCGCATCTACCGGGACGGCGCGCTGCAGACCGGCGCGATCACCGCAGGCGGCACCTGGACGATCCCGCCCACCTCACCGGGGATCGTGCACTCGATCAGCGCCGGCGGGCCGATGTCGATCGTCGTCACCGACACGTTCATCTAGGGGGTGCCTGTGTGGTCGCACTGGATCTGTGACACCTTCACCGGTTCGCGGCTGCAGCAGGTGTTCCCGTCTGGGGAGAACTGGCGCACGTCGTTCACCGGCGTGGGATCCGGGTCGCACCAGTTCCTGTTGCGGGATGAGGAGACCCGGCTGCCGCGGGCGACGTGGCAGGATCTCGCGACGCCATGGGCGCGCACGGTCGTGTCGTGCTGGGCGGATGTCCCGCAGTACGCGGGTCTGATCCGCACCCAGAAGCACGGCCGGTTCACAGGGGTGCTCGAGCTGTCGACGGTGGAGCTCCGTCAGGTACTCGCGATCCGGATGCCGTTCACCGTCCCCGAGTACGACCCGAACGGTGTCCGTGCCGTCATCGGGAAGTCGCTGCGCGGCATCATGCGACAGGTGCTCGACTGGGGAACCAAGCGGCCCGGTTCGAACGACTGGAGCCTGCCCGTAGTCCTTCCCGCCGACGAGAGCGGATCGCAGTCGCGGTCCTGGCAGATGTACAACTTCGAGACTGTGGAGCAGCTGCTGCAGCAGATCGAGGGCACCAACGGCGGTCCGGACCTGCACCTGCGGCCCAGATGGGGAGCGACAGGCGCATTGGAGTGGGAGTCGCGGATCGGTACTCTCACGGGGCCGGCGTTCGAGTGGGACTCGACGGCGTCCGAGCATGGGCTCGCCGACTTCACCGTCACGAAGGACGCGGCGAAGCAGCTGACCGGCGTGTTCTCAATCGGCGCCGGGTCGGAGGCCGATATGAAGGTCGGCCAGTCCCCGTTCACCGGGATCCCCGGCACCCGGATTCCGAACCTCGACGCGACCAGGTCGTTCAAGACCCTCGCCGACGACGTCCAACTGGACGCCGCGGCGCTGGCCGAGCTGCAGGCGTTTCGTGAACCGTCACGGGTCGTGACATTGGGCGCACTCGCGTCGGACGTTCTGCCCAGCATGGTCCTCGGATCCACGCTGCGCGCTTGGGTTGAGGATGACGAGTTCCTCGACGACGGCTGGTACGGCGGCACTCTGGTCGGCATGTCCGGGAATCTCTCCGAGACCATCGGGATGGAGATCGCATGACGCGCCGCGACAACCCGAACGACTCAGAGATCCCCGAGATCCTCCGCCGCATCCGCGCGCTCGAGACGCAGTCCCCGATCGGGTTCAGCTCGATCACACGCGGCGCGCTGCGGGTCGCGTCGCCCGAGGGCCTGCTTGTCGAAGGCTCGGCGTACGTCTCCGGGATCCTGCACGGCGACGGCGACTTCAACTGGTCCGGCGACATGAACCTCACCGGCAGCCAGCACGTCACCGGCCCGACCGTGTTCGACGGCACGCTCACCATCAATGGCAACACCACGATCAACGGGACCACGACCGTCAATGGCCCGTTCAACGTCGTCGGAACCTGGAAGCTCATCGGCAACGGCGAGATCCAGGGCAACACCGTCATCACCGGATCCGTGATCGTGAACAGCCCCGGCTTGATCCGCATCACGGGCGGCGCATCGCCGGCGACGCTCGAAGACGGACGCATGTCCTTCGGCACCGGCGGCGTCGTCGAGGCCGACGTCACCAACGGCGGCGTGCGGATGAACGTCGGAACGAACCGCGTCTACGTCGGAACGGGCGCCGTCGCGATCCAGCGCGGCGGGGTGTCGATCGTGCTGTCAGGCAGTGGGATCTCGTTCTTCGGGATGGACACCATCCCGAGCGCGTCAGCGAACCACGCGCCCGTAGGAACCATCTGGACCGACGGCACCGGGAAGGTGTTCGAGGTCGTCTAACGCGGCGCAAGCGAACGCGCCAGAGAAGGAGCCGCCATGTCCACGGTCACCGTGACCGGCAACGCTTGGACGCACGCTGGCCAGCCGATCCCTGCAGCGATGCACCCGGAGCTGTGGTTCCGGCCGCAAGCGAGCGCACTCGGATCCGACGGGCTCCTCGCCGCCGTCGAGGTGCAGGCGACTCTCGCCGCCGACGGGTCGTTCACTGTGGAGCTCGAGTCCGACGCCGGGATCTTCTACCGGCCGTTCATGCGGTGGGTGACGAACCCGTCGGAGCAGGACCCGCAGAACTGGGCGTATCGGTACGCCGAGTGGGAGTTCCTGGTCGTGCCGGGTCTCGGCGGGAACATCTCCGACCTGATCAACAACTTCCCACCCGGGACGATCATCGTCGCGCTCGGTCCGCCCCTGTCCGGCGTCACGAACGTGGCGTGGGTGGACATGACGGACCAGACCGAGGACGGCGCGCTCGTGTACGCGCCGGAGAGGAACTGACATGGTTTCGCAGATGGTCCCGGTGGGGCGGCTGCAGGTAGCGACGCCGCGTTCCATGGCGCTCGCGATCCGCAACCAGACCGAGGCGCAGCTCGCGGTCGATGAGCGGGTGGTGATCCCCGCGCGTGACGCCGCCACGGCCGCGATCGCCGACAACCCCGCGGTCACGGCGGCTGCCGCATCGGCTGTCGCGGATGCTGCCGCGTCGGGCGCGCTGATGCAGACCACCGATCCTCGCACGCTGACTCAGGTTGATGGGGTCGACGGTGAGGCGACGTTCGGGACGTTCGGCGCCCGGGGTGAGCCCACAGCGGCGACGCTGCGGCTGTCGGACGGTGGCTGGTCGGAAGCGGCTGAGCAGATCGTCCGGGACCGACTCCGCATGGTTCCGATCGATGGCGGGGGAGTCGGGTTCTCCGGCGCGTCGGGGGAGCCGACCGCGCTCACCGCCGACCCGGCCACGGGGCTTCTGACCACGGACGGCGCGGACCTGCTGCGGGAGTCGATCCGGTCGCCTCGGTCGCGGATCAACACCTTCGCGCGCACGTCCGTACGGGTGCCGACCCCGTCCGGGTCTCGGCCTCTGGTGTCCTCCCGCACCCGGCTGCTCATCACGGGCGACTCCCACGCGCAGGCGGCGGACGTGCCGGCGACGTCGCGGTGGCACTACCTGCTCAGCCAGGCCCGCCCGGACCTGACGCTCACGCACGCGTCCATGGGCGGTTCCACGTCGCACATGGTCGCGCTGATGGCCGGCGCGATCGAACCCTCCTTCACGCTCGACGGGAACACGTTCCCGGCGTCGGGGTTCGTGTACGGGACGCTCTCGGACCCGCTGCGCTACCGGCCTGAGGTGCCGTTGCCCGTGACCGCGGGTGTGGTGATCACGACCTCGGGGGAGGAGATCCCCGCGACGATCCTCCGCAACGCGAACGATGCCGCGTTCCGCCTGACCCGTACGACCACAGGTTCCGCGGTGACGGGGCCGGTTCGGTTCCGGGCGGCGACGTGGGACAACAACGCCGCCGACACGATGCTCGTCATCATGGGCCAGAACGACCAGATCACGACCCCCGGGGACGTGGGCCCGGTCGTGGAGGGGTACTCGGCTCTGATCGAGTCGCGCCTGGCGCTCAACCCGCACGCCCTGTTCATGGGCCTCGTCCTCGGCGGCAACAGCGTCCCCTACACGCAGGTGTGGAACTACAACGTCGAGATCGACCGCGAACTGTCGCGGCTATGGCCGGAGCACTACTGGTCCCTGATGCGGTGGCTGATCGAGGACGCCCTCGATGTCGTCACCGGCATCACCCCGACCGCTGCGGATGAGACGGCACGCCGTTCGTACCGCACCCCGCCGTCCCTGCTGTTGGCGGACCAGATCCACATGAACGCTGCCACCCAGGCGGCGTTCGCTCCGCGCGTGCTCGCCGAGCTCGTCGCCCGCAACCTGATCGACGCCTAAGGAGGCCGCGATGAGCTCGCTTCAGCTTCGCCCCACCACCCCTATCACCACCCCGCGGCGCCTCGCGATCCGCGGGGTGAAGTCCCTCCCGGTCGCCGGATACACGCACCGGTGGAACCCGTCCGCGTTGTCGCTGCTCGACGGCGCGGGCGTGTACCAGCTGCCGGACCTGATCGGCACGACGCACATGACCGTCGCGAACACCGCTCCGACACTCGGCACGGAAACGGACGGTCGGCGATACCTCGTCAACGCGGCTGCGGATCGACTCACGACGGCCACCGATGTCATGGATCTCGCCGTGTGCACGATCGCGGTCGTCGCGAAGGTCGACACCGTCCCCACAGGGGTGGGCCTGTTCGTCGGATCGGTCGCCCCGAACGTGACCGTCGGCGTCAACGCGGGCAAGTTCTACGGCGGAGCCGGCACGTCGATCCCGACCCTGGCGACGAACACCACCCCACACGTGTTCATCTTCACCGCCAACGGCGCATCCTCGGCCATGAGCGTCGACGGCACGGAATGGACAGGAAACGCCGGCACGAACCACCTCACCGAGGTGCTGCTGTTCGGCGGCGACAACACCAACGTCATCCGCGGCCGCATCTACGACGTCATCGTCTACCCGACCGCGCTCACGGCCGCACAGCGCGCACTCCTCGCCGCGCACCTCCGCAGCGAGAACGGCATCTGACTCCGCTGATCAGGTACGCATTCGGTTGTATGCGCCACAGCGTGGACACAAGAGCAATATGTTCACGATTTGGCCGGCGTTGATGTGTTCAGCCAGCGTAAGCCCGCACCCGCCGCACAAGTATGAGTTGCCTCCGCCACCGCTACCCCTGACGATCGGCACCTTGTTCAGGTTACTCGTCAGCACTGTGGCGGTGTTTTCCGCGGGCTTGCTGACTACTAGAAGTGTGACGTTGACCATTTCGGTCCCCTCGCTCTAGGTGCGGCCCTCACGTCGCCAATGACGATCAAGCATGCATCACCCTATCGAACCCTGCCCTATGTGGCGGGGTTTCGTCGTTCCTCCCGAAAGGACACCAGCATGTATCCGAATGGTGAGGTGCCTACGTCACTGCTGGTGCAGCGACCATCGGCAGGTAAGGATCCGTGCCTGATGATGCCGGGGACCGCGGCGAAACACGACCGGCTCGTGCAGCTCGGGGCTCCTCTCGGGTGGGTGCCGCTCGTGTCCGGCCCTGACGACGCGTACCGAAGGCTCGCGGTGCAGCAGTACTACTGGGACACCCTGCCAAGCGGACAGGCCGCATACCCCCGCACAAGCTCGCACGGCGGCACGTACGACTTCGGCGATGGCGAGGTTGAACAGGGCGCGGTCGACTATGGCAACTGGTCCGACGTCGGGTGGGAGAAGTTCTGTGAACTGACCCGTG